AGTGTATGACAAAGTTATAGAATGGTATACATCAGGGCCACGACAGCGTTTGCAGCCGGGCGGGTCAATTGTGATCGTGATGACACGCTGGTCTCAGCGAGATTTGACTGGCCAAGTGCTAAAAGCAGCGGCTCAGCGCTCTGGCGAGGACTGGGAAGTGATTGAGTTTCCTGCAATCCTACCTTCGGGAAACCCCCTATGGCCAGAGTTCTGGTCAATGGAAGAACTTGAAGCGCTAAGAAATGAACTACCCAACTCCAAATGGCAAGCGCAATACCAGCAGAATCCTGTAGGTAACGAGAGTGCGATTGTCAAGCGTGACTGGTGGCAGATATGGGAGCCTGACCGCCCACCGGCCTGTGATTACATCCTTCAAACATGGGACACGGCGTTTGAGAAAAACAACCGGGCCGACTACTCTGCTGGGACGACGTGGGGGATATTTAAGAATGATGAGGACTACGGCAACTCAAACATCATCCTGCTCAATACATATAAGAAGCGGGTTGAGTATCCAGACTTGAAACGCGACGTGTTGAAAGAGTACAACATGTACGAGCCGGATGGGGTACTTATAGAGAAGAAGGCATCCGGTGCGCCGTTGATCTATGACTTAAGAGCAATGGGCATACCTGTGCAGGAGTTCACTCCCGGCAAAGGACAAGACAAAGTTGCCCGTCTTAACGCAGTCTCAGACATAATCGCGTCTGGGAAAGTATGGGTGCCAAACACTAGGTGGGCTGAAGAATTGGTAGATGAGATTGCAGAATTTCCTTCAGGCGAACACGATGACTTGGTGGATGCGACAACTCTGGCACTCATGAGATTTAGACAAGGTGGGTTCTTGCGCTTACCCAGCGACGAGCCTGAAGACATTCGATATTTCAAAGGTCACCGCCGAGAGCGGTACTACACAGTTTAAGGACACAAAATGGCAACAAGTTCAATGGACAAAGGTCTGTACACAGCCCCTCAAGGCATCTCCGCATTAGCTGGCCAACCTGACATGGAGATCGAGATTGAAGATCCTGAGTCAGTAAGCCTACATATGGGTGACATTGATATTGAGTTAGCACCCCAAAAAGAAACAGCCAAAGACTTTGATGCCAACTTAGCGGACTACATGGACGATCAAGATTTGGATGGGCTTGGCGAAGAGTTGATTGGAGACTTTGGTAAAGACGTAATGGATCGCAAAGACTGGATCAAAACCTACGTTGATGGCCTGAAACTGTTAGGTTTGCAGTATGAAGAACGCACAGAGCCGTGGCAAGGTGCTTGTGGCGTGTTTCACCCTATGCTGACAGAGTCAGTAGTTAGGTTCCAGTCAGAAGCCATGATGGAGACATTTCCAGCGATGGGGCCTGTCAAGACACAAATAGTAGGCGCAGTTGATCTATTACGTGAAGAAGCTGCCGCTCGCGTGCGCGAAGACATGAACTATCAGTTGACTGAGGTGATGGTCGAGTACCGCCCAGAGCACGAGAAGATGTTGTGGTCACTACCACTAGCGGGTTCAGCGTTCAAGAAGGTGTACTTTGACCCAAGCAAAGGTCGCCAAGTAGCTGTGTTCATTCCAGCCGAGGACATCGTCGTACCGTATGGCGCGAGTAACCTAGAGTCAGCGGAGCGAGTTACTCATGTGATGCGCAAGACCGAGAACGAGGTCAAGAAGCTGATTGAAGCTGGGTTCTACAGCGATGTGGACTTAGGTGAGCCAACGCATGAGTTAGACGACATTGAGAAGCAGAAGGCTGAAGAGCAAGGCATGTCAGCTTTGAATGATGACCGCTTCCGTATACTTGAGATGCACGTAGACTTAGACTTGCCCGGCTATGAGCACAAGGATAAGAAAGGTAAGGTCACTGGGATCGCACTGCCGTACGTAGTGACTGTTGAGAAAGGCACACGCAAAATCTTAGCCATCAGAAGGAATTGGTACGAAGATGATGAACTCCACACAAAGCGCCAGCACTTCGTCCACTACCAATACATCCCCGGTTTTGGATTTTACGGTTACGGTCTTATCCACCTTATCGGGGGATATGCAAAATCGGCTACGATGCTCATCAGGCAATTGGTTGACGCAGGAACGCTTAGCAACCTGCCGGGCGGCCTCAAGTCCCGTGGTTTACGTATCAAGGGTGATGACACTCCCATTCAACCCGGAGAGTTCCGAGACGTAGACGTCCCGTCTGGTTCAATCAGGGACAACATCTTGCCCCTGCCATACAAAGAACCAAGTCAGGTTCTGTTTGCGTTGTTCCAAAACATTGTGCAAGAAGGCCGTGCATTTGCCTCATCAGGTGATATGAACGTGTCTGATATGAGTACCAACGCACCGGTGGGTACTACGCTGGCTCTGCTTGAGCGCACATTGAAAGTGATGACGGCTGTTCAAGCCCGACTGCACTACACGATGAAGCAAGAGTTCCGTTTGCTCAAAATCATCATCGCCGACTACACACCCGAGGAGTATGACTACGAGCCGGAAGACGCGGGTCGCAAGGCTAAAAAGTCAGACTATGACTCTACCGACGTGATCCCAGTCAGTGATCCAAACGCAGCAACGATGGCACAGAAGATCGTGCAGTATCAAGCTGTTCTACAACTCGCACAGTCAGCACCTCAGCTCTATAACCTCCCCTTGCTGCACCGCCAGATGATTGAGGTGTTGGGTATTAAGAACGCCAGCAAGCTCGTGCCGGTGGAGGATGACCAAGTGCCAACCGACCCAGTGCAGGAGAACCAGAACCTGCTCATCATGAAGCCGGTCAAAGCGTTCATCGAGCAGAACCACGAGGCGCATATTCAAGCACACATGGCAGCAATCCAGAATCCCAAGATTCAACAGTTGATGCAGATGAACCCACAAGCTCAAGCGATCATGGCAGCAGCTATGGCGCACATCAACGAGCACATTGCGTTCGAGTACCGCAAGCAAGTGGAGATGGCCATCGGTACACCGTTGCCTACAGAAGAACAGAACAAACAGGTTCCTCCAGAGTTGGCAGACAAGATAGCTATGCTGACCGCCCAAGCGTCGCAACAGTTGACTCAGCAAGCTCAACAACAAGCACAGGCTCAGCAAGCTCAGCAAAAGATGCAAGATCCAATTGTTCAGATGCAGATGCAAGAACTCCAACTAAAACAACAAGACTTGCAGTTGAAGCAGCAAAAACAAGCTGCCGATGCAGCAGCTAAGGCAGATCAGTTGGAAATTGAGAAGTCCCGTATTGATGCACAGATGCAGATCGCCGCTATGCAGGTTGGAGCACAAGCTGCGGCTAAGCGAGACCAGCTCAATAAACAAATGGAAGCTGATGGAGTCCGTATGGGCATCGACGCTGCCAAGCACCGTGCTCAGATGGCGGTGCAGATGGCGCAACGTGCATCACAACAGAATAGACCAAAGAAGGAAACTAAATGAACCATCAGGCGTTCCCGTATCTCCTAAAAGAAATTGCCAAGCTACGTGAAGATCAGGCTGTTTTCTTGACTGGCGGCGGTGCAAAAGATTTTGCCGAATATCGGCATGTTTGCGGGGTCATCCGAGGTCTGACCCATGCAGATCAACTTGTCAGAGACCTTGTGCAAAAAATGGAGTTTGAAGATGAGTGAATTTGATACCACTGCGGTAGATTTATCTGGCATTCTTAACACGAACGCAGAAGATAAAGCGAAACAGTTGCCTGACCCAAAAACTTTCCACATTCTGTGCGTTGTTCCAGAAGCGATGGAGCAGTACCACGATAGCGAAGTTGGCATCATTAAAGCAGGGAACACCATGCACTATGAAGAAGTACTGACCCCAGTACTATTTGTAGTCAAGCTTGGCCCCGATGCTTATAAAGACGCATCTCGCTTTCCTAGTGGGCCATCATGTAAGGAAGGTGACTTCATCATCGTTCGACCCAATTCAGGCACCCGCTTGAAGATTCATGGCAGAGAGTTTCGCATCATCAATGACACCTCAATCGAGGCAGTAGTTGAAGACCCCCGTGGCATTACACGAGCATAAGGAGTAACACATGATAGATGACTATGAATTGCCTGATCCCGATAAAAAGGGAAAAGCTCAAGAAGAAGACAAGTTTGAGATTGAAATAGAGGACGATACTCCACCGGAAGATCGTGGGCGCAAGCCTATGAAAGAACCCGTCGAGGATATAACTGAAGATGAACTATCGTCATATGACGAGAAGGTTCAAGCACGGATGAAGAAATTTACCCGTGGCTACCACGACGAACGCAGGGCAAAAGAAACCGCGCTACGTGAGCGCGAAGCCGCTGAAGCCTACGCACGACAAGTCGTTGAAGAGAACAAAAAGCTTCAACAACAACTTTCTAGTGGCAGTAAAGTATTCATTGAGCAGTCGCAATCCTCTGCCGCAATTGAGCTTGAAGCCGCTAAGAAAAAGTACAAGGAAGCCTACGAAGCAGGCGATGTAGATGCTTTAACCGACGCACAAGGCGACATTGCTGAAGCTACGTTAAAACTAGATAAGACCCGTGGCATGAAACCTATTGAGGTGGATGAAAAGGAATTTACACCCGCCCCCGCCCAACCAGACAAACCTAACCTTACTCCCCGCACTCAGAAGTGGATTGACAACAACAGCGACTGGTGGGGTAAAGACGACGAAATGACAATGACCGCAATGGGTATTGACAGGAAGTTACAGAAGGAGTATGGTGCGGACTATGTAGGTACTGAAGAGTACTTTCAAACCATCGATAAAACGATGCGCAAAAGATTTCCTGAGCACTTTGAGAGTGACCAGAGCTACGAGGAAGACGAACCGCCTCCTAAGAAAAGAACGTCAAAACCGGAGGACGAGGACTTTGAAATCCCGACCCGTGCAAACAGATATGTTTCGCCAGTGGCACCTGCCACCCGAAGCACTCCGCCTAATCGTATTCGTTTGAAAGCATCAGAAGCTGCGATTGCACGCAGACTTGGGGTGCCCATTGAAGAATACGCGAAACAGGTTGCTCAACTTAAAAGGAATGGTTAATCATGGCTGAAACTAAAGAAACTAAACAACAAAATCGTTTAGACCGCGAATTAGATAATCGCTCGGATTGGAATAGAGTAGAAGATTGGGTAGAACCCGATACATTACCTATGCCTAATGAACGTCCGGGTTGGCATCATCGCTATATTCGTGTCAGCATGGCAGGGGAAGCAGATCCCCGTAACATTTCTTCTAGGCGACGGGAAGGATATGAACCCGTGAAAGCGGAGGACTACCCTGAACTTCAAATGCACGCCACTTTAGAAGGCCCTTTCAAGGGCGGAGTTGAAGTGGGCGGATTGGTACTTTGCCGTATTCCAAAAGAAAAAATTCTTTCACGTGCCAAAAAGCATGAGGAAAAGAATAAGCTTATCGTGGAATCGGTGGACAACAATTATCTTCGTGACAGGGACAGTAGATCAAACATGGCGTTAATCGTCGAGAAAAAATCTAATGTTTCTTTCGGTTCTGGAATTTAAATTTTTAAGGAAATCAAATGGCTTACCCCACGGTCTCGGCCCCATACGGCCTACAGCCGATAAATTTGATTGGTGGTCAGGTGTTTGCGGGTTCTACCCGTGAAGTACCTATCCAGTATGGATACTCCACCAACATTTTTTACGGCGATTTTGTCAACATCACACGTGGTTTGACCACACGCCTTGCAGTTACTGATGGTGGCTCCGCCACTACCGGTGGCACTGGCTACGGTCAAGTTGGTATCTTCCTCGGATGCCGATTCACCAATCCAATTACCAAGCAATTGACTTTCAGCCAATACTGGCCTGCAAGCACTTTGTCTGGTGACGCAGTTGCAATCATCTCTGATGATCCTGATACTGTGTTTAAAGCTGCTGTGGTTACTACTCAAGGTGGTACAACAATCGGTTCTGTCGCCCGTTCTATGGTTGGCTTGAACATGACTGTTTCCAACTTGGCTGGTTCTACCTCTACTGGTAACTCTTCAAACGGTATTTTGGCAAGTTCTGCTGCTACCACTTCAACTTTGCCCGTACGTGTTGTTGGTGTTGTTCCTGACACCGCAGCCGCTTTGGGTACAGCTACATGGTCAAGCGGTACAACTACTCTGACTGTTACAAACTCAGCCTTCTCAGCTTTACCTGTTGGCACCGATGTTTCATTCCTTGCAGCAAACGGTCAGACAGTGTTAACTGGTAACTGGGTTTCTACAGCCGCAGCAGCTAACGCAACCTCCGTCGTGGTTAATCAGCAATATGCAGTCGCCGCCGCTGGTGGTGCTGCTATGGCATTGACCGCTATCCCCACAGGCTCAACCTTGGTGTTTACGCAGTTCACAGAAGTTTTGGTAAAAATTAACTTCGGTGTGCACTCGTATTACAACGCCACAGGCGCTCAGTCCTCTGCCTCTTAAGGAGTAACATAAATGGCTATCTCACGTGCACAGCTACTTAAAGAGTTGCTCCCCGGTCTGAATGCTTTGTTTGGTTTGGAGTATCAACGCTACGGCGAAGAACACAAAGAACTGTACGAAGTTGAAACTTCAG